TTTTCTTCCTTCTGGATAATTGGCTATGTATGGCTCTCCAGACGTCCAACTGTTTTTATAGATAACGTATCCAAATGCCCTGTATGGTTTAATTTGCATTTAAACCTCCTCGCTATCTGTTTCATCTGTGCTAGTGGTAATATCAGAAACATTTTTTGTTGAAGATGTATTAACCAGTCCAGCAAGAATTGCTTTTTTTTCAGTATTAGAACTGTAAGACGCATTTCTATTTATTTCGTCGCACATTCCAATGCCGCATCTTGCCAACTCAGTCATAATTTCATCAGATGTATTGGCGTCAGGCCACATATGAGCAGGTTGATATGCCCATCTACCATTATCGTCTGGATTGGCTGTGGGAGTAGTGTCAGAGGCAAATCCAGCAATAACTGTTCCTGATTCCTCATCAAACTCGTAAATTTTAACTGTAACTGTATTCATATTGACCTCAAATTATTAATATTAAGAAACATTGCCTTGTCTAGTTCCATTAGCGGCCCAAGTAACAAATGGATTTCCAACTAAATAAGATCCTGTTGCGCCGCCTCCACCACCAGTTCTTGATGGAAGTCCAAAGGGATAAGGAAAATAATTCTGATTGCCAGCTCCGCCGCTACCGCCATTTGCTCCTCGACCACCGCCAGCGCCACCAGCGCCACCCATCGGCGCTCGACCGGAGCCACCAGCTCCGCCTGACGTTATAGATCCAGAAGATCCAGCGTAACCGTTGCCTCCGTTTTGAGAAGGACTAGATTGACCTGCTCCACCGCTACCAGCGGTATACCCGGCACCTCCGCCTCCGCCACCGCCACCATAATTTGTTTGTGGTTGAGTGCCGCCTTTGGGCGGTGGATTACCATAAATCCTTCCCGGCCCTCCAGATCCGCCGCCACCACCACCGCTAGCAATTGTTCCATTGTTGGTGATTGTGGTTGCTCTAGCAACATAAACAGCGTTGCCTCCAGTCCCTCCGGCCCCTCTGTTTGCGCCTCCATTACCGCCTCGACCTATGATAACTCCGTTGTTAACAATAGATATTGAATCTCCTGCATCAAAAGCGCTTGGAATAGATAAAGCATAAGTTCCAGTCGAAGATGATCCTACATTGACACCAGAATTAACTGTTAACGTTATATCACTTGTTCCTGCAACATAAGATCCACCTTTATTTGTAAATAAATCATAATTTTGCGTATCACTTGCAATTGCTAACGCAATAGCAACTCTATTTGCAGCGTTGTAAAATCCTCCAACGTTAAGCGCTCCAGATGCAGCAACGTTTGAATTCCCAGCCGAGTCTGGAACTTTTCCGCCACCTCGATAAAATTCACTCATAGAGTGAGGCGCGGTATCGCCAAACTCGGTGGCAATATCAGTTAGCGCTAATGTACCAGATGCTGGCAATGCCATTTTCTATCTCCTTAAATGGTTCCAAACGCAGTTACATCGCCAACAACAGTTAAATTTCCACTAGCGTCTAGCTTCATTTTTACTGTTCCACTTGCCGCAAAATGTAAAACTCCTGAAGACTCAGTAATTGTCCAATCACCAAAGTCAATCGTTGGTACGTTAGCCGTCCCTGTAAACGTCGGGCTTGCCAATGGCGCCTTTGCGTCGAGCTGAGTCTGTATTGCAGACGTTACGCCGTCAGTGTAGTTAAGTTCTGCTGCGGTTGATGTAATCGCAACGCCACCAATTTGCAACGTTGTCGATGCGTTAACAGTAGCTGCCGTAGCAGTTGTAAATGTTCCGGCGGCGGCAGTTGCCCCACCAATTACAGTGTTATCAACCGTTCCCGAGTTGATGTCGATACCAGTAACCGGCGTCGTTCCGTCTAGTAAATCATCAATGCTATCGAGATTTGTGTTTATCTTGGTTCCCCAAGTATCCTCAGACGCACCAACTTCAGGTTTTACCAGCGTATACGTCGTTGTATTAGTATCAGCCATTATTACTCCTTTTAAGCGGCTAGTTTAGTCCATGTGACATTGTTTTTAGATTGTTCATTCCAAGTAACTGCATTTACAACTTCAAATTCCCATTTCTCTCTACCAGTGCTTGCAACATTTGAAACACTTTGAACTGTGCTGCCCCCACCAAATCGCACTCTTACTATTGTTGGCGATACTACCGCCACTCCGTTAATCTGTGCGACCGCATTTGCCTCGAGCTGACTGTCAGATGTTGCTGTTAAGCTAGATGATGCTGTTGCAGCTCCAAGTCTAAATCGTAAACACGATGCGGTAGTTGATGCGCTTGCACTTATACTTGACTCAGCATTAGTTAAAAACTGCAATGATGCTGTTGCGCTTGTAATGCTTGCAGTTACAGTTGCTGATCCAAGGAATACTTTCTGCCCAACTGACGCCGTAGATGCTGACGCCGATGTTGATGCAACTGCATCAATTACAAATGTCCCAGCCGATGTAATCGATGATGACGCATTTGCGCTCGCACTGGCATCTCTAACAATCTCAGCACTTGATACTGTAGTTGCCGCCGTCGTTGTCGAACCTATGGCATCAGTAATTTCGCCGTCTAAGCCAAAAGCCCGGACGCCATAATTACCAGTGCCAAATCCAGTTCTATACGTCATATTAGTCTAGCGTAATATCCAAGTCGCCAGTTGGGATGCGGAAAACATCGCCAGTTGATATTGTTTTAGATGCAGTTAGCGCCGCATATGCAAGCATATTTCCAGAGCTTGCTGCGTCCCATACACCAACATGAGTAACCGTTCCGTATCCAGCAGTTGCAGTTGGATATTCTACTGCCGCATCAGTTGTCGCCGTATTGCCAGAAACAGCAAATGATGCAGCCTGCCTAGCATATCCACCGCCTGAAACTTCCGCTCCAGATGCATCTTCGTCTGGATTAGCAGTGTGCAACGATACATAAACGTTAGTTGGCGACGTATACGCATTGTTTGCAAAGACATGATCCAGTATCTCAGTCTCTAAAAAATTTGAAAAACTCATCCTAGTCCTCTCACTTTTAATGTTAATCCAGATCCAGAGTATCTGGCTTTATCTGAACTCTCGTTCAATCGTAAAACTGCTGCCGCGTACATTTGCGCCCATACAGCCATTCGTGCATCTTCTTGCAAGTATGGCGCAGAATGCATTAACGATCCATATAAATATATATCTGGATATCCCTCTACAAGCCAATTTGTGGTATTAGATGCAAGCGCAGGTATCTTTTCAAAGAACAAAAGCTCAATTGTGTATTGAGCATCTGGCGTTGGATACAGTTGAAACTGGCCATCCGCCATAGCGTAATACTGCGGTCTGCCTGTCGTATCTTCAGCGCCAGCACGTTTATCTGCCATTGCCTGCCTCGATATTAGATCAAGAGGAGACGTTCCTGCGCCTGTAACGTGAGCGCGTATGTTTTCAAGCCAGTTTGCTGGCGTCTGCATATACTCATCACCGGCGTCTTGTTGCGCGTTTGATCTGGCCTCCATCTCATAGTGCCGAATATCGCGATTAATCTGCGACTCGGCCAACTGAATAAACGTCGGTATAACTGCCGTTAGATCACTTCTATTGAGGTAATCGGCGACTGTCGATTGCAGTGTGCTGTAGTTTGTTATTGTCATGGCGTCATCCCTAGTAATCCTTTATCTTTGATTGCGTACTCAAACGGTATGCCAGCATCAAAAAGTATTTGTTGATAGTAATTGCTTGTCTCGTATGGTGCATTCTCTATGCCTTTTTCTGTTAGATTGCCTTGACCCCAATTGTATGCGGCGAGCGTATCTCTCCAGTCTGGAAACTTATCATTTAAGTTTCTCAAGTAATGTGCTGCACCAAATATCGATGACGTTGGATCCATTGGGTCAACACCACCAGTCTCACTGACTGACGCCGCAGTCCTTGGCATAAACTGTGCGATGCCTTGCGCTCCGGCCCTCGATGATATTTTGCCAGATACAATCTCGGGATCAAACTTGCTTTCCTGATACAGTAATCGAGTCAACAAAGCCTCGGGAATGTTGTACTGCTGCGCGGCCTGCTGAATCGTTGGCTTATACTTTTCGTATTCATCTTGATTAAATGGCGGCGACCAATTGCCAGTGCCTGCAGCAGCGCCAGCTGCAGTGCCTAGTACGCTAGTTAATAGTCCGGCAACATCGCCTTTAAAATCTCTGGCAACGTCCTTAGCGCCTTCTTTGAATCTTTCGAGTAAGCCAGCCATAGTTATCCTTAAGCTCCGAAGAACGATCCTATCATCTCAAAAAGAGATTTTTCTTTATCTGTAGCGTATTTTGCCTTGTAATCAGGGACTTTATTTCTAATTGTTTGCCTAGACCTATCGCTAACTTCTTTTGGAATGTATGCGCTATTATCAGGAATAAATCCCAGTTTCCTACCTAAATCCTCAAGTGCATTGAATGTATCAAGGCTTCCAGTTGCAGCTCCTCTTACCATAGACTTGCCATATTCGCCAACAGTTGGAAAGAATGGCCTTTGATCGCCTTTGACTCGCGATAAGTCCATGCCAACTAATGGATCGCCTTGAAAGTCTTGATTTAGCAATCCAGCAGTTGGCGCGGCAGCTCCGCCTCCAGCGGCTAACAATCCCTTTGGATTTCCTTTCATTCTTTCAAGAAAAGCCATATTTTCATCAACCCATTTTTGATCTGCCCTTTGAATTCCGCCCTTTGATAAGTTTCCAGAGTCAATAATATTAGACACTGATAATGGTCTGCCATTCTTGTCTATTACAGCAGCTTTCTCTGCAAACAAGTCTTTAAATGCTGTTCGATAAGGAATTGTTCTTTCAAATTGTTGAACAGGCGAATTGGGAATTTTTAAAATTCCAGTATCATAACCTGCATGAATCTTATTAGGTAACGACACTAAATCTTTATCAGGATCCACTCTTACAATTGCGGCTCCAGCATCTCCAAGAACAGACCCAGCAAAACGTGGATCTTTTGCGCCTTCAATTGTCTCTTGTACTAACGGAAAGCCTTTATCTCTAAATCTTGCTTGCTTCATTATCTCTAAAACTTTAGCTCGCTGCCTCATGGATAAATTTTCAAGATATTCTTCACCGCCGTTAAAAAGACCGGGCCAGTCTGATAAATCAAATTGATTATCGCCTCTAACTCTAGCATCAAATTCTAATACGTCTTTTTTAAGTAATTTCGGTGAGTTTTCGAGTTGTTGAAAAATTGGATCTCGCACAAATTTTGGAGACAACATTGATGAATCAGTCATCACCGTACCAATTGATACCGGCGACTGACCAAATTTATCTCTGACATATCTTGTTTTATTTAAATAACTTTCAGCAGCTCCAAACTGTGATGCCCAAGCAAGAGGATCCGATAAAACCTTATCAT